ACTAATGGCCTTACTTCAACACGGAGATAAATATCAGGTAGTCTGGAATGGCTCAGAGATGGTCATTACTTGGACTGATGATACAGGGCTTGCTGATGCAACTTTGTTCAGTATCGGGGTTGACCCTGAAGCTGCGGGTGGCAGTGAAACTAACTTGCCTATTATGTTTAATCATTACAATAAAAATATAGGAACTTAAATTATGTTATTTTTAAAAGCAAACACGGCAGTTGATGTTCTTATTGGCCCCTTTGTAGATGATACAGATGGTAAGACTGCCGAAACAGGATTAACAATTTCTCAGGCTGATATCAGGTTGTCAAAAAATGGGCAGAATATGGCTCAAAAAAATGATGCCACAGCAGCAGTGCATGATGAACTTGGTTATTATAACTGTGAACTTGACGCTACTGATACCAACACCGAGGGGAACCTGACTCTATTAGTACATGAATCAGGAGCTTTGCCTGTAAGACATGAATATCAAGTGCTTTCAGAAGCAGCCTGGGATAGTATGTTTGCTGCCAAAGATACTGGTTATATGAACATTAATGTCAATACAGTTAATGAGACTGCTCAGACTGCCAATGATAATGGTGCGGATATTAACGCTATACTCCTTGATACGGCAGAAATAGCTAATTTAAATGATGTATCAACCTCAGATTTAAATACGGCTTGCGATACTGTTACAGTAACAAGTATGGCAGCTAATGTTATGAATGCAAGCGCATTGGCTACAGATGCAGTTACAGAGATTCAATCTGGACTTGCAACTCCAACAAACATAACAGCAGGAACTATTGCAACAGTAACAAATGCAGTAACAACAGATTCAGCTTCAAGAACAGCAAGCCAGGCAGATGTTTCAAGTCTTGCAACATCAACAGAATTATCAACTCATGATGGTAAACTCGATACAGTTGATGGAATAGTAGATACTATTTTAGTTGACACAGCAGATATGCAGCCAAGAGTAGCAGCAATTGAAGTTGATACTGGAACTACACTTGACGGAAAGATTGATACAATAGATGGTATTGTGGATAGTATTCTTACTGATACAGCAGCTATACTTGTTGATACAAATGAGCTTCAAACAGATGGGATTACCGCATTAATTACAGAATTAAATAATCTATCAGCAGCAAATGTAAACGCAGAAATAGTAGACGCGCTTGCAACTGATACTTATGCGGAGCCTGGAGATGAAGCACCTGGAGCAACTATATCACTTTCAGATAAGATAAATTATATATATAAGTTTCTTAGAAATAAGATTGAAACAACACAGACCAGAATTCACGTATACAATGATGCTGGAGATAATAAAGACCATTCATCTATTATTGCTGACAACGGAACGACAACATTTACAAGAGGCGAATTTGGAGCTGGTGACGCTTAATGGCTGTTGATACAAGATTAAAAAGACAATCTGCTACTTGCATAGCAATGCCTTGTATGTTTTCTGGTATGTATCCTGATACATCTGGGATTGTTCAAGCAGAGAGGCAAGCAATCACTTGGAGTTATAGCGGAATTTTAACAACTAGTGGAGCAACAGTAATCATAGATATTGGGTCTATTAATCTCCTTGGAAAAGATATTTCAATTAATAGAAGTGTAAATATTTCAGTTGGTTCAATTGCTTTAACTGGAAAAGATTTATTTACAAGTATGGATAGTACAATTTCTATAGTAAAAGGTGCGATAGCGTATACTGGATTAGATTTTCAAATTAATAGAGTTATACATATACTTAAAGGGTTGATTACATTTACAGGAAAAAGTTTTATAACAACTGTTGGTGGTGTAATAATTGGAGTATTTAGACGTTCAAAAAGTTGGTTAATTAATTCTCGGAGGAGATAATAAAATGAAGTGGAGATTCTGGAAAAAGGAAGAGGTAAAAAAGTCTACTATAGGTGTACAAGGTAAAGCACTTTTAGTTAATCCATCTGAGAAGAAAAAAGAACTGAGAAATTTAAATAGACTTAAGAAGTGCGAAGAAAAGATGAAAGCATTAGATAAAGATTCACCTGAGTATTTATCTTTTAAAGCTGAGTATTATAGAAGAAAAGGTATATTAATAGCGAGTGAGTTAAAGGGAGGTAAATAATGGCCTGGACAATATTTGATACATTTCTTGAGAAACAGGAAAGTGGTTCAACTGTTAATCTTGATACAGGCGGAGATACTATTAAGATAATGTTAGTTGATAATACACGGGCTCCGGTTGAGGCAACTGATGCAAATATGACAGCTATTGAAGCAAATCAGTGCGCAGGAGATGGATATACTGATGATGGAGCGACATTGGTTAATCAAGATATAACACTTGCAGCTGGGACAGTTAAATTTGATGCCAATGATGTTACTTGGAGTCAAGGAGCAAGTGGTGTTACAGATGCTTATTATGCAGTGATTTATAAGTTTACTGGTACTGGTTATGCTAATGATATACCTATTTGTTTTTCAGCGTTAACTGGACCAGTAGGAAACGATACAGGAGATTTAACAATTCAGTTTGATACTGATGGAATATTTGAGAAAACTTAAAGGAGATAAAAGATGGGCGATAATATGAGAGATAGGATTAAGGAAGTTACAGTAGCATTAAGCGGTACTGTATCAAGTGCATTTAGTCTTGAATCACATGAGATTTTTGTAGGGGCTATTTTTCCTGCGATGGATAATGGAGCTATTAAACTTCAGTATTCAATTGATGGTGGTTCAAACTATGTTCATGTACTAGACCCAATAGACGGAGAACATTTAATTATAGCGGCATCTGGTGCAGATATTGGAGTTATAGATATTTCAGATTATATTAGATTTGTTCATGCTAATAATGAGCATCTTCTTAGATTTACTTGCGCAAGTCAATCTTCTGGTGCAGTAACTATTACAGTTTTACTTAGAGGTTAAATGGATTTAGATTCTGACATAAATAAAAGTGTACTTAAAACTCTTTCTGAGTGGAAAAGAAGTCCGCTTCAGTTTGTAACGGAGTGTGTTAAGGCAACTCCGTCGACTCAGCAAATTGAACTTCTTCAATCAGTTGCGAAGGAAAAACGTATCACTGTACGAAGTGGTCACGGGATTGGGAAAGATACAAGTGCTTCATGGATTGCTCTTTGGTTTCTTACAACTAGACCTTATGCGAAGGTTGTAGTAACTGCGCCGACTAACAGGCAGCTTCGAGATATATTTCTTGCGGAAATTTCTAAGTGGTTGAGACAATCTACTGTGGTTGATGAATTTATAGTAAGGAAAGATTCTATTCAGCATAAAGAAGCACCTAAAGAGTGGTGGTTGAGATTGATAAGTCCTTCAGTCAGAGCAACAAAGGAAGAACAGGCGGAGACACTTGCTGGACTTCATGGTGATCACTTGTTAATCATTTGTGACGAAGCAAGTGGTATTCCAGACCCAACTTTCATTCCTCTTGAAGGTGCAATGACACAAGCAGATAATAAGGTTCTTCTTATTGGTAATATGACTAAGAATTCAGGATATTTTTATGACTCACACTTCCATGCTGGAGTAAAGAAACACTGGAAGAAATTTCACTTTGACTCAAGAGAAAGCTCAAATGTAGACCCAAGTATGCCGAAGTACTTTGAATCTAAATACGGTCTTGATTCTAATATATACAGAATCAGGGTTGAAGGAAATCCTCCACTGCAGGATGAAGATACTCTGATTCCTCTTTGGTCAGCTCAGCAATGCATTGGACAGGAATTTGAAGTTGCTGAAGATGAGCCGTTGTATCTCGGAGTTGATGTAGCAAGGTATGGAGATGATGCAAGTATAATCCTTCCAAGACAAGGACTTCGGATTGACCCTTGGGAGACTTTTAGAAAATTGAACACCATTGATCTTGGTGGATTTGTTCTTCAGACGTATCAAGAACTTAACGCAAGCGGAGTTGGGATAGATGTTATAGGTGTTGGAGCTGGTGTTACTGATTGGCTTGAGAAAAGGAACTTGAAAAACCTTCACCAGATTAATGTAACAATGTCTTCAAGTGATATTTCAAAGTATCATAAACTTCGAGACGAGCTTTGGTGTAAGGTAAGAGACAACTGTTTACTTGGAAAATATTCTTTCCCTGATGTTAAAGTTGTTGGTGATACAGAGAGTCTTGGTGAACAACTTGCTAGTGAGCTTGCTACTCCGAGGTATAAATTTAACGCTCATGGTGGGTATGTGATTGAGAGTAAAAAAGATATGAAAGCTAGAGGTATTGCGAGTCCAAATATAGCAGATGCGCTTTGTATTACTGAGTATTTTTCAAACGATAGTACAAGGGTTTTTGCTAAGGAAACTGATGATAGTTACTCTTCTGGGAGTAGGTACAGTAACAGAGTAACTAGTGAAACCAGTTGGATGGGAGCATAATGGAAATACTTAGTTATAATTTAAAAACTGGTGTTTTATCCGTAAAGTATAATACTAAAACTGTATGGGAGTATTCTCCAATTAATGAAGATACTTTTTATCAGATAATGGGGGCGAAGTCTTCTAATAGTAAAGTAAAAAATATACTTCGTAAGTTATCTATTGTTGGTGAAAATAAAGGAGTTATGTAATGAATTCAGCTGCTGATACAAAAATACTTAAAGAGATTCAAGATAGGCTGCAGAAAGCTATAGATGAAGATGACGAGAACAGAAAACTTGCTCTTGACGACCTTGAGTTTGTTGGAGAAGATGGTGCTCAGTGGCCTGAAGAGATAAAAAATCAAAGAATTTCAGATGGTAGACCTTGTCTAACGATAAACAAGATGTCTGTGTTTATTGACCAAGTTGTTGGCGACCAAAGAATGAATCGACCAAGTATTAAAGTTGTACCTGTTGACTCTGTTGGAGATCCTGAGGTGGCTAGAATTCTTGGTGGGTGGATTAAGCATGTTCAGCAGGTATCTAAAGCTGATATAGCTATAGACCACGGATTTGAGCACGCTGTGACTTGTGGATACGGAGCATTGAGAGTAGTTACAAAGTATGTAAACGATACTTCTCAAGACCAAGATGCTTTTATAGAAAAGGTAGACAACGCACTTGCTATTTATTGGGGCAAAGCACTTGAATACGACCGGTCAGATGCTAATTACTGTATACTTATTACTGATATGGATAGAGATGAGTATAAAGAAAAATACGGAGAAGAAGGAATTGAATTTAATACTTCAAGTGGAGAATATGTTGAAGGTTGGTGTACGAAAGATACTGTAAGACTTGCAGAATATTTTGTAAAAGAGTTTAAAGAAGAGTGGGTGTATTTTCTTGAAGATGGTAGAGCTGTAAAGGAACTTGAAGAGGAAGATGTAGAAGTAGGCAGAAGAAAAGTTAAATCTTACTCCATCATGTGGTATCTGGTTTCTGGCAGTAAAGTTCTTGAAAAGAAAAAATGGGTAGGGAAAAAGTATATTCCGATAATTCCTATTTGGGGAAAAGAGTTGAATATTGCTGGGAAGAGAAAGATTCGTGGGTTGATAAGGCATGCTAAAGACTCTCAGAGAATGTTCAATTACTGGAACGCGCTTTCACTTAATACATTAATTCCAACTCCTGAAGGATGGCTTAAAATGAGGGATATTAAGTCTGGTTATCAAGTATTTGACGAAAAAGGACAAGTCTGCAATGTCACAAATATAAGTCCTGTATATAAAAATCGAGAGTGTCTTGAAGTATTGTTTGATGATGGTTCAGTTATTACTGCAGATAAAGACCATCTTTGGAAAGTAGAAGAAAGAGGTAAAAGAGTAAGTGCTGGACAGACTTGGGAAACTAAAGTTATTGCTACTAAAGAATTGGTAAGTAAAAAACATTTTATTTATCTTACAGAACCGCTTGATTTACCAGAACAAAAACTTTTAATTCATCCTTATGTACTTGGAGTATGGCTTGGAGATGGAAGTTCTCGTGAACCAAATTTTACACAGCATATAGATGATATGGAGGAAATTTCATCTTATATTAGATATTTTGGTTATGAACTTGGGGATTATATAGCTAGACAAGAGACTTCAGCTGTTCGAACTATTTTAGGTGTGAGGCATCTTTTTACTGAGTTAAATTTACTAGAAAATAAGCATATACCGTATCAGTATGTAAGAGGCTCTAAAGAACAAAGGCTTGAACTTCTTCGAGGTTTAATGGATACAGACGGTTCAATAAACCCATCAAATGGAAGTTGTTATTTTACAACTACAAGTATAGAGTTAGCTAAAGGGTTTTCTGAGCTTCTTCATACATTAGGTATAAAGACTAAGCACTTTATTCGAGATAGAAGAGGGGAAAGTAATACATTAGCTAATGGTCAAGTAATTACTTGTAGGCAATTATCCCATGAATTTTATTTTACTGTTTATGAAGATATGAAAGTTTTTCATTTAAAACGTAAGTTTAAATATTTAGGTATGAGAAAAGAACAACGAAGACGTACTAAGAGGTTTGGAATTAAAAGTATTACTTCTATACCATCTGTTGATGTTAAATGTATTACAGTAGATAGTGAATCTTCATTGTATTTAGCTGGAAACAGTATGATTCCTACTCATAATTCAATTGATACAGAAGTTATATCGCTTCAGCCAAGAAATCCTTACCTTGTTACGCCGAAGCAGATTTCAGGGCATGAATCTCAGTGGAAAGAAGCACACAAGAAAAATTTCCCATATCTTCTTGTTAATCCTGACCCGCAGGCTCCAGCATGGCCTAAGAGAGAAACACCACCTCAGGCATCTAGTGGGATGATAGAAAGGATTCAAGCTACTGACCAAGAAATGCGTGATACAGTTGGGTTACAGAAAGCAGCTCTTGGTATGCAAGGTAATGAGAGAAGTGGTAAGGCTATTATTGAGAGAAAGAAAGAAGGTGATGTAGGTACTTTTGCATTTATAGATAACCTTGCAAGGTCGATTGAACAACTTGGTAGAGTTCTTGTTGATGTGGCTCCTGGGGTTTTGGATACAGAGAGAATCGTTAGACTTGGACTTGAAAATGGTAGTCAAGAATTTGTTGACGTTAATAAAGAGAGTGAAGAATTTGGAACAAAGAAAATATTAAATGATACATCTGTTGGAACATATGACGTTGTAGTCTCTGTTGGGCCGAGCTTTGATACACAGCGGTCTGAAGCAAGACAATCAATGTCGGAGTTTATACAATATTATCCTGACGCGGCTCCGCTTATTGGGGATTTATACGCTAAGGTAATGGACTGGCCTGGGGCGGAGGAAGTGTCTGAGAGACTTGAATTCCTTCTTCCAAAAGAAATAAAGGAAACTAAAGCCATTGAGGATGCTAAATTGAGTGGAGAACCGCCGCCTTCTCCACCCCCACCACCTCCGCCCACACCAGAACAGCAGATGGAAATGCAGAGTAATGAGTTGAAGTTGCAGGAAGGTCAGATTAAGCTACAAGAAAGTCAAGTTAAACTCCAAGACTCTCAACTTGAACTTGAAGAAAGTAAAATGAAATTTGAACAAGAGAAAGTAAAGCTTGAACAAGAAAAAGTTAAACTTATACAAATGCAACAAGATGTTAAAATGAAAGCTGTTGATTTTATTGGAGGAAGAAATAAAAGAAAGGAAGAAAAGAATGGAGAAGAAAATGGATAAACTTTTTACTCAGTTTAAAAAGAAAAAGAAGAAAGTTAAAAACTCAGTTAAAGCAATGTTTGATGGAGATTATGATACTATAAAAGCAGTAGTTTTAAACCCTAAAGGTTTGCTTAGAGATGTTGGTAAAAGAAATAAAAAGCTCAAAGCAGCAGCTGGGTTGGATTAATAAATATAAAAGAGGTGGTTAAATGAAACTTGTTAATATGAAAATTAAAAAGAAGAGTAAAAAAGAACTTAAAGAAATGGATATACCTATGGCTTATGGTGATGGTGATAAGTGGCCGTATGGACTTGAAGTAAGGTTTGAAAAAGAGCAAATTGAAAAATTACCTATTTTAAAGAAATTTGATGTTGGAGATAGGGTTTATGTTTATGCTGAAGCAACAGTAAAAGGAATTAGAATTTCTGAAAGAAGTAACGGACATAAAGACCATTATGTTGAGTTGCAATTGGAAAGTATAAATGTTGAACCTAAGACTAAAAAGAAAGTTAGTGATATGTCTCCAAAAGAATATAAAGAAATGAGAATGGGTGGCGTGTAAGAATGGTCAAAATTTGACCAAATAATCTCGGATGGGTAAACACTCATTCGCAACAAGTTAGGAGCTTGCAAATGTTAAAGAGTATAGAAGAAATTAAAGAAGTAGAGATTGAGGCTGGAGTTGTAGTTAATGGAGTAGACAATGCTAATTTAATGTCTGTTGATTCTACAGAACCGATTGAAACAGAAGTAGAAACAGAAAGAGTTTCAGAAGCTGATATCGGTGCTTCGGAGGAAGAGAAAGAGAAAAAAGAGAAAGAAGAGAAAGAAGAGAAAAAGAAAGAAAAGTCTGAAGAGAAATCTGAGAAAAAAGAAGAAAAACAGGTTGAAGAGCCTGCAGATTCAAAGAAAGTCCAGAAACGTATTAACAAGCTTACAAAGAAAATGCGTACTGCAGAAAGAGAAAATGAGTTTAATAAAAAACGAGCTGATGAGCTTGAGAAGAAATTAAAAGAGTATGATTTTGAAGTTCCAGGTGACGATAAACCTTTAAAAGTTGACTTCGATGATGAAGATGAGTATATTGAGGCTTTGACTGACTGGAAAATCGAAAAGAAGCTAGGAAAGACTCAGCAAATAGCTGCAAAAGATGAACAAATTGAAGCAGAGCAAGATGCTGTAAAAGAATCGTATGGTGAACTTGATAATGCGATTGACAGCGGTAAAGAAAAGTACGAAGACTTTACTGACCTTGTCATGGATAAAGACCTTGTTATTAGTTCCGAAGTTACGCAGATACTTTTAGACACCGAGATTCCGGAAGATATTATGTATTATCTTGCGAGTAATCCAGAGGAGTCTGAAAGAATATCTAATCTCGACCCGTTGCGGGTTGCTAAGGAAATCGGTAAGATAGAAAACAGTTTAATAACTGCAGAGAAAAATGAAGTAAAGAAACTTGTTAAAAAGAAAGTTAAAAAACAATCAAAAGCTCCAGCCCCTATTTCATCTGTTCGGACTGATGGTGTCACAGAAAAAGACCCCAACAAAATGTCTCCGAAAGAGTATAGAGAGTGGCGGAGTAAACAATAGGAGAATGAATAATGACAGCTGCAAGTAATACATTACTAACCCCAACTATTATTGCTAAAGAAGCTTTAATGCAGATTAACAATAATCTTGGAATGGCAAAACATGTCTATCGTGCGTATAAGAATGAATTCGCAAAAGTAGGAAACGAAATTACTATACGAAAACCTAACAGATTTAGAGTAACTGAGACACAAGCAAGAGCTGGTGTAGATATGGCAGAAACTTCTACACTTCTTACAGTTAGTACTCAAGCTCATGTATCTTGGGCATTTTCAAGTGTTGAGTTAACTCAAACTATTGACCAGTATAACAAGAGGTATATCACACCTGCAGCAGCAGCGCTTGCGAACTCTGTAGATGCTGCACTTTGTAAAGAATATTCTAATGTACATAATTATGCTGGAACTCCTGGCTCTACTCCAAGTACATTTAAAGTTCTTGGTGATGCTCAAACTATTCTTGATAATGAAGGTGCTCCTCAGGGAAAACGCTATGCCGTATTAAACCCTGATGCTAACTGGGCTATGGCTGATGGTTTGAAAGGTACATTTGCACAGAAAGCTGCAAGTGATATCCATCACAAAGGCTATCTTGGTACTGTTGCAAATCTGGATATTTATATGGATCAGAATATACAGAACCATACTACTGGAGCGTTTACTACAAGCGCAACTCCGTTAATGAATGATGCTGGTATTGCTTCTGGTGATACTACATTTACTACAGATGGTTGGGGAGGTTCTAATACTATTAAAAATGGTGATATTTTTACTATTGCCGCAACTTATCAGGTTAATCCAATGTCTGGTGTAAGTACTGGTGTATTGAAAAACTGGTGTAACAGTGCAGACCAAGTTGATACTAGTGCTGATATGGTTATCACACCGACAGAGACATTGACTTACGGTTCAACTAATGCTTATAGTAATGTTAACGCATTACCTGCGAATAATGCAGCGTTGACCTTTGTCGGAACAGAGTCTACAGCATATCCTCAGAATCTTATATTCTGTCCTGAAGCATTTTGCCTCGTAACACTTCCTCTTGAAATGCCTGCAAATGTTTGGGGTTCAAGGCAGACTGATAAAGATGCTGGTATTTCAATCAGAGTAGTTAAACAGTACGATATTGATACTGATGAAGATATTGTTAGAATGGATATTCTTTATGGAACAAAAACTCTTTACCCTGAGCTTGCAGTAAGGCTTTGGGGATAAGGTAAATGTTTAATGGAGTTTAGGGGTTGACTAAGTCACAAGCCCCTAGACACTATTTTGAAAGCAGGACTTAATAAAAGGAGAAAAGACATGGGTTCAAATTTAAGGTACAGTCCGTTAGAATATAATTCAGCAGATGAAAGATTCGAGCTTGATGGTGAAATTATAGGTTGGAGAGGTGAAATGATACCATCACCTATAATAGCAGCTAATTGTACATATCAGTCAACCATTGAGCGTTCTGCAGATATTATTAAAACAACAATAGTTATTGATTTAGTTGGATTAACTTCGATTACTACAAATGGAGATATTATTGGAGCTGCTGGAGTTTGTCATATTGGACAAATTACTACAGCAAAAAATGGAATTATTGTAGCTGGTCAAGTAGGCTGTGCTGTAGTACCAACTACCGGAGATGATGATATTGATATTTACTCTGCAACTGAAGGTACAGGTGCATATGATGCAGCTATTTCTGGCTTAGCTGAAACAGCATTAGTAACTTCTGGAGGAGCTTATGCGATTGGTACAGTTAAACCATTTACTGCACTTCCAGTAGCCAATTCTTATTTGTATCTTACTACAGGTGATACTACTGCAGGTGCTTATGGTGCAGGTAGAATTATTATTGAAATGTGGGGAACAGTAGCTTAGTTTAAATTATTAAAGGGAGGTGTAAAAACCTCCTAAGGAGATAAATATGAATAAACCTGCAAATAATCAACTTTTAGGAAGAGAAGCAAAAGTTATAAAGATAGAAAAAGAAGAGAAAAAGCAAAGTAAAACACCAGCGTGGTTATATCATAAGACTTGTCGTGCTGGAAAGATACTTTATACTGACGATGAGTATAATGAGTGTATAAAACAGGGATGGGTACGTTCTCCTGTAATGATAGATGAAGTAGAAAAGGTTGAAAAACTTGTAAAGAAAGAAACTAAGAAAGAAGCCAAAAAAGAACCTAAAATTAAAATTAAAGGATAAATAATGTTAGTCTCAGAAATAATAACTTCTTCAATGAGAAAACTTGGATTACTTGCAAGTGGAAAGACTCCGACTGTTGCGGAATATGCTGATGGTCTGGAAGCATTGCAGGTTATGCTAAGAAGTTGGGCAAGTGAAAAGATTAATGTTTTTTCTTCAGTTTCTGAAACACATACTTTAGTTGCTGGAACAAGTTCGTATACTTGGGGAGTTGGGGGAACGATAAGCACACTCCGACCTAATCAAGTCATTGGAGTTTCGATTCTTGATTCAGGTGGAACAACTCATTCAGTGAATATTATTTCTGAAGGAGAGTACAGGGCTATAGGTTCGAAAGCTATATCTGGTAGACCACACGCACTCTTTGCGCAGTACGGGTTTCCCTATGTAACTATATATCTTTACCCTGTTCCTAACGCTGCAGAAACATTAAATCTAGATTCTTTAAAACCTTTTACACAGACTAGTTCATTCGCCGCTACAAGTGATACAATTCAGGTACCAGTGAACTACGAAGAACCACTTATATACAACCTTGCTATAAGGCTTGGACCAGAGTTTGGTAAAGAGATTCCTGTTGGAGTTGCTAAAATAGCAAAAGATTCATTTGATAGAATTACAATTAGAAACGCAGCTAATTATGTTGAACCTATAAAACTAAGTCTACCGGTGAATGCTACTGGTGGATATAGTATAGACAGAGGATAAAGTTATGGAGATCCCTTTTATCGGTGGAGCCTACGAAGGAAGGTCGAAGAATATTAATGCTCAGAAGAGTATAAATCTTTTTCCTGTGTATGAAAAGAATGAGCCGAAAACTCCTATAGCAATGTACGGTACTCCAGGATTAGTACAATTCTCTGCTCCAGCTACTACAGCTATTGTTCGAGGTATTCATGTATTAGGGAGTTATGTTTACGCTGTAGTTGGAGCAGTTGTATACGAGATTGCAAGTAACGGTACTGCAGTAAGTCTTGGAAGTATAACAACTTCTACTGGGCATGTTAATATGGCTGATAATGGGACTCAAATTCTTTTAGTTGATGGAACTATTTACGGTCATATTATTACACTTAATACATTAACTAATATACCTGAAGGTACAGATTTTGTATCAGCAGATGATTGTATTTTCTTTGATGGGTATTTCTTAGCTACAAAAACAGATACAGGAAGATTTGTAATTTCAGATCTTTATGATGGACTTGTCTGGGCTGCGCTCGATTTCGCAACAGCTGAATCTGCGGCAGATAATCTTGTTGGAATTGGAAATACTAAACAAAATGTATGGCTTTTTGGAGCATTAACAACAGAAGTTTACTTTAATTCAGGAAATGCTGACTTTCCGTTTGAGCGTGTACCTGGGGCAATTATTGATACAGGGTGTAATGCACTTGGCTCTATTACAGAAATTACTGGTAAGATATACTGGCTCTCACATAAAAATCAAGTTGTTAGAAGTAAAGGATACGGGAAAGAAGTTGTATCAACTCCTAGTCTTGATTATCAATTCTCAACATATACAGATACAACAGATGTTAATAGTTATACTTATACTCTTGAAGGTAGGTCTTTTTATGTTTTGACTTTTCCAACTGCAGATAAGACTTGGGTTCTTGATGTTGAAAATGGACAATGGCATGAATGGTCAAGTCTTGATGGAACTACTCCTGAAATACATAGAGCAACTTGCGGGACTTTAAATTGTACACTTTTTAATAACAAGGTTCTTGTTGGAGATAGAGCAAACGGGAAGATATACGAACTTGATTTAGATACTTATACAGATAACACAGTCGCAATTAAGAGAACTAGGCGAGCTCAAGTTATAAATAAAGAAAGAGTTAATGTTATACATAATAGAATTGAACTTGAATTTGAAGCTGGTGTTGGGCTGAATGTTGCAGCAGATGCTGATGGTTATGACCCGCAAGTTTATCTTGGTTATTCTGATGATGGAGCGAATACTTTCAGTACAGGAGAAGCAATGTCTATGGGAAAGTATCAAGAATATACTGAAAGACAGATTTGGAGAAGGCTTGGTAAGAGTAGAAATAGAGTATACGAAATGGTAATTACAGAACCTGTAAAGGTTGTTTTAATTAATGCGACTTCAGAACTTGAAGCGTGTAAAGTTTAAAGGGGGATATTGTGGCGACACTAAGTACACTAAGTACACCAATAGCAACTCCTCTTGTTAATGAAGATGGTACTATTAATGCTGTTTGGAATGAGTTTTTTATAAGGTTTATGATTAATGCTGGTATTACAGTTTCTATAGATGATTTAGAAGCTGATGTATCAGATTTAGTAACAGATGTTGAAAATGTGGCAGATGAAATTACTGCTTCAGTAACAATAACAGATAGTGATAATAATATAGCATCAGATACAGCTAAATTATACAACGGGAATAAAACTTCTGATGGAGTAGAGTATACTATAACTACTACAACGGCTAAGTATATACAATATAAATTTGGTATAGAAGACTATGTAGATAGAGTTAGTCTTTGGACAGATGATGCAGATGGGAGAGTTTTTATAGCGTACTCAACTAACGGTACTACATGGAGTTATTTAAGTGCTGAAGCTGACCATACGTTGACTTCAGAAGGAAGACTTGAAACTGCAACAAGTGAAGCTAATGCAACTACTGAATATTGGCAATTAGCTGCTGGAGTAAATTTAGCATTATTTCCTAATAATACAGTTGTAAAGTATGTTAGGCTTTATATGGTTAGTGGAACTTACACAACCACTATTTATGAGTTAATTTTTGCTAGAATGTTAATTGCAGAAATGGCAGCTATTGAGAATATTTATGCTCTTTCGGCAACTTTTGGTCCAATGTCTGGGTATGCTGATATAACTGATAAACCAACAACATTGGCTGGTATTAATTTAACTGAAGGAGATAAACTTACTGGTATTGCTGATGGAGCAGATGTTACTTATGACCAGCAAGGATTGTTGAATCTTAGTCCATCAGATAATTTACTTCCAAATCCAGATTTTGAATTGGGTTTAGACGGGTGGGTACAGTATACTACTGAAACTCCGTTGATTGATTTTGAGGATGCTACTGTTGTAAATGTTTCAGCTAATAGTAATGGTGGATATATACTACGGTGCACTAATTCTGTAAGTTTTGAAAGTAAAAAATATATACCTGTTGATACTACTAAAAGGTATTACGGTGAAGCGCTGGTCAGGGCTACTTATATTGATTCTGGAACAGGTAGTAATAGAACGTATATCGGTGTACGTTGTTATGATTACTCCAAAACTAGCATAGGTAATACTCATTTTGTTTTATATAATGAAACTTTTACGTCAGGGGGTTCTACATTTACTTCATATACTGGTGAGATTACAGGTGAAGGTGCTGGCACAACTGGATTTGAAGCAGCTACCAGATATGTTCGCTTTATGGGTCTTATAAATTATCAAGATTCAGATAATGATTCAGCTATTACAGATATTGGTTTTTGTAGGTTTGCTGAAATGGCCTCTGGGGCTACAGTAGGAGCCGATACATCAAATGCCAGTTCAGGTTTAATAAACTCGAATATTACTATAAATACAGATGGTTCTTTATCAGGAGCCGGCGCCGGTTCAGTTTCTCTTGGTGGTTTAGGGGCTGGAAGTATCGCAACATTAAACGCAATTGCTAATTCTAATATTACATCTATCGATGGTGGAAAAATAACAACAGGTTATGTCGGTGCTGCCCGTATTGCAGCCGGCTCTCTTAATGCTAATAAAATAACTTCACAAACTATAACTGCTACACAGATGGCAGCAAATTCAATAAACGCAAGTGAATTAAATGCAAATTGTATAACAGTAGGGGGTGGGCATATATCAAGCCTTGCTGTTGATACATTACAAATTGCAGATAATGCAGTAACAGTACCTATATACGATTCAAATACTACTTCAAGAAATGGTACTAACAGTTACATACTAGTAGAAACAGTCACAGTTGTATTAGACCAGGTGGGTTATATTTTCGCATGGGGGACAGTAGACCAGGATTTTGCTGCTCATGTTCAATGGGATGTCTACTTGATGATAGATGGTTATAACGTGTTTGCAACTGGTGGGGGATTAGCTCATGTATCTGCTACTGTTTCAGGAGGTAGGTTATGTTCTGCTGGAAGTAGAGTAGTTCGATTATACTGGAGAGGTTATAATGCAAATATTACTCATAATGCCTCAGTACTTTGTGCTCAAGGAGCAATGAAATAATGGAATTTATAATACATAAAGATGGTGAAATACTGCATACAGGTAATTGTCCGGAAAGTATGATAACTGCTCAATCAGGTTCTGATGGAGAAGTTGCTATTGCTGGTCATGGAAACCAAGAAACACAAAAAGTTGTAGATGGTGTAATTGTAGACAAAACTCAAACAGAGTTAAATGAGTATAGATTAACTAAACAGTCTATGAAACGCCCTTATGTTACAGGAACAGAAACAGATTTAGAATTAAATCAGCTTATTTCAGACCATTTTTATAACTTAATTGAACCTTCTACATATCGCATCGCAAATTATTATTGGTTAAGGGAAAAGTTTTACCCTTCCAGTGTAGAATTAAATGATGCTCAAATTAAAATAAATTCAGGAATAACAGCTTTAGAAGAAGAAGGTGAAGAGCAACTGGAAGATTATGTGAATGATTGTCTGGCAGTTAAAACAAGATTTCCAAAGGAGTAAATATGGCTACTGAAAAAATATGGACAGCAACTGATATTCAAATGAAAGTAAATAATTTACAACAAAGGCGGATAATGAAATGAGTGAATTTTTTAACTTAATAAAAAATGAGAGTGAAGATAGTTTATTTTCTAGAATTACAAGTATAATGAAATCAGATGATAATAAGCTTTTGACTTTTAGAGAAAAACTTGAGGTAGTGGAAGATGAAATACTTAAAGAAGAGCAAATGGAGATTCCAATAGAGCATCTTTTTTTCGAACTTATGTACGCTAGGCAAATGAGAGTACCTAAAGGGTCGCTGCTGACAAGTACTTATCATAAAATGGGACAGTTTGATATTTTATTAAAAGGTAGTATTTCTATACTTACAGCTGATGGGATTGTAAAATTAGATGCTCCGTATTTTGGAATATCTCGCTCTGGAATGAAAAGGATTGCTTATACGCACGAAGATATTTTATGGATGGATATAAGATGTATGCCAGTAACTAATGTTGAGAAAGCAGAAGAGTTACTTTATACAAATGATTTTAATGAGCTTATAAAACACCAGAATGATATGAGTAAAGATGATTTCCCACATTTTTTAAAAGAACTTGGAGTAACTAAAGAAAGAGTTAAAGAATTATCTGAAAATACTGAAGATAGAGTAGATTTAGATTTAAAATCTTACGGGTTGTTTATCGATAAGTCAAATATAGAAGGTGATGGTATCTGGCCTAGTAAAACATTTAAAGCTGGAGAAGTTATTGGACCAGCTAAAATAAACGGGCAGAGAACTCAACTTGGTAGATATGTAAATCATTCAGTTTATCCGAATGCTAAAATGGTTGTACAGGATGGAGATGTGTATTGTATAGCTGTAAAACTAATTGAAAAAGTGGAAATAGTTACAGATTACAGAGAAACACTATTTGAAATGAGTAAAGTAAAGGAGAATTAAACATGTCTTCAATAGTCGGAGGAATTGGTGGAGCAATACTTGGAGCATCCATAGTCGGTGGAGGTGCTGCAGTTTATGCTGGAAGTCGTGCTGCAAGTGCTGCAGGAGATGCATCAAGAGCACAAGTAGCAGCAAATGATAGAGCTGCTCAATTAGCGGCAGAAGGTAATAGACTAGCTATTGAGTCAAATGAAACTTTAACAAGGGAAGGTATTGCTTCAAACGAAGCATTAGTTAGAGAGGGTATTGAGTTTCAGCAAAGTATGTTTGACCAATCTAGAGAAGATACTGCACCTTGGATTTCTGCTGGTAAAAATGCACTTACATCTTTACAGGATAAAATGGCAGCTGGACCTGGAGATTTTGAAACAAGTCCAGGGTATCAATTTAGACTTGAAGAAGGTCAGAAAGCTATTGAAAGAGGTGCTGCAGCAAGAGGAGGATTGCTTGGTGGAGCAGAACAAAAAGCTTTAACAAGATATGGACAGAATTATGCTACAGGAGACTACGATAATTTCCTCCGAAGGTATTATGATAGCTTAAACCCAGACCAAAGTCTTGCAGGTATTGGACAATCTACAGCAACTACCGCGGCAAATCAAGCTAACGCATTAGGTAGTAGTGTGTCGAATAATTTGGCTAGCTATGGAGGCAATCTTGGAACTAGTTTATCTAATCTTGGAACTAGTGTAGGAAATAGTATTACTAGTAATGCTAACAATCTTGCAAATATGGCTATTTCAAGTGGTAATGCTCAAGCATCAGGGAGTATTAATCAAGCTAATGCAATAAATGGAGCTGTTACAGGTATTGCGAATTCGGCTGGTACTGGAATGAATAATTATTTAATGTGGAAGTATCTAAACAAATAAAGGAGGATAAAATGCCGTTACCAACTTTAAATACAAATTTTGTAAGCTCAAAAAATATGGATATAACTAATACATTAATGAATATTCAGAAAATGAAAGAAGCAAAGACAAAAAATTCTTTAATAGACTTACAAATGAAAAACGAGAAAGCGAAAAAAAGAAATTCTGATATTGATTTTCAGTTAAAAATGTTTAATTTTATAGATGAAGGGACTGTTGCTACTAGTGCAAGTGTTGCTGTTAAAGACTATGACGCTATTGATAGAAATAGAGCATTTATGATTAAACGTGGAGTTCCAGAAGAGGTATTACCTCCGAGTTCTTTTTTCTATGATACAAAACCTGATATTAGTCCAGGCAGTACAGGTGGAATGACTAAAGTATTTAATAAAGAAAGATACGATACTTATACAACTAACTCATTAAAAACTGGTGCAGATATTATTAAAGATGGAGAAAACGCTAAGAAAAATTACGAGAAGATAGAAGTTTATGGACCTGATGGACAAACAGGTACTGTGTGGACAAAGAAGGGTGAAGATTATTTTGTTGAGAAAGAGCTTGGAAAAGGCTGGACAAGTAATAAGCCAGAGAAACAAGAAAAACCAGATAAAACTCTTGTTAAAGTTGTAGGTGAAGATGGTAAAGCTAAATGGATAAAACGCTCAGAAGCGGAGGGAAAACCTGCTCCAAATCCAAGTAGTGCAGTAAAAGAATTAACTAAACAGCAACTAATAAGCAACAAAAGAAATGCTAAAAAAGATTTAGTAGACCTTGAAGATAAGATTAATAAAGTAGATAAAAATGGTCAGCCTTCCAGTCATTTAATTAATAAAGAACCAACTACAGCAATCTTACAATTTAATGAGTTGTCTCCTACCTATGAGTATGTATATACAGATGATGTGTATGATAGTACTAAAAACCCAGAAGACTACGATAAGTGGGAAAAATTTAAAGGCTTTTTTGATATTGAATCTAACGAGAAAATTGGTGGTTGGGTTAAGCAGAAGAAAAAGGGAAAGAGTAGAAGTTTGACTCCAAAAGTAGGTACAGACAATACAGAAACAGAAATAAAAGCTATGAAAACTGGTGATACTTTTACTGTTAATGGTAAGACATATACAAAAAGGTAGGAAATAATGGCACAGTTTAATCCACTAGATTACGGAGACTTAATTGAAGAAAAAACTGAATTTAATCCTCTTGATTATGGAGATTTAGTTGAAGAGAAAGTTGAAGAAACTCCAGAAGTTGAAACTGAAAAACCAGGAATTTTCTCTAAGTTTGGTATACCTAAAGTGAGCTTCAACAGACAAAAAGAAGTAGAAAATTCTCCTGTTTCTCAGCCTAATCCAAACCAATTTCCTGATATTGAAGGAACGAACCCAGATGGTGGATATGTTGAGTCGGGAGTTCAAGCTCCAATTCAACCTGTTAAACCTGACCCTTTTCAAGCCTTTTCTATTCCTGAAAATCTTGACCATGAAGTGGAATTGACAGGGTATAAGGACGCGTTGTTGAGCGAGATTGCTAATCCGTTTGGAGAGGAAAGACCACTGATTGCTCCGAAGAAAGTTAAACAATCTGAACTTGTAAAGAATCTAGTCACACCTGAAAAATTAGCAGCTGTTAAAGAGAGATTCGTAGATTCAAAATTAAATTATATGGGAGTTATAAATCCTGCAAGAACCTTGCTTGAGAAAAGTGTTGAGTGGTTAAGTAAAGAAGGAAAAGAACTTGAAAATCTTAAACCTACAACACAAGAAGAGTTAGATATAGCGAATACTAGAGTTGATGAGTACAATAAACATTTCAGCAGCTACCAAAATAAAGAAAAAGAATTTAAAGATATTTTAGATAAGGCTGGAGTAGACGCAAAAGATATAGACTTTGAATTTAGTAAACTTGAAAGAGGTGAATATTCAGAAAAAGAAAAAATTCAAACAAGTAAAGACTCTAAAAATTATATAGAACGAATAGCTGATAAGTTTACTGAGGTAACTGGAATTGAACAAGAGTCTAAAATTTCTTCAAGAGCCGCTGCACAGAGTGTTATTAAACTTATGGCTAAAGAAGAAGGTGTACCAGTTGGAGAGTATAGACAATCTCCGAAATTCATTGGGCAAGCTGCAAAAGGTTTTATAGAAATGGCTACTTATGGGGTACCAAGTGCTATTAATAAAACTTTAACTGGAGAAGAGTTAGCTGAACCGTATGGAGTATTAGACCATATAGGTTTAGCGTTTGGTTCTCTTGGTGGATTAATGATGGGACCTTTTAAAACAGCAGAGTGGGTTATGCGACCTATCAGTAATATTGTAGGTAGAGGTATACAAGGCGGAAAATTACTTCCTAATATTCTTAAAGAGAGTTTACATGACGGAGTTTTAATTGGAATTGGTATTGGTTTGAGCTCAACTGGTGAAGCATTAAAAGAGACTACTTTTACGGATGCAGCAAAAAAGATAAAAGATGCAGCAAAAAGTGGTGCTTTGACTGGTACGATATTTGGTACGAGTAGAGGGCTATTTCCTAAAGAGGGTATACAAAAAGGAGCTAGAATTATTACAGGTTTGGTTGGACTTAATGCTCAAAGGGCTCATGAAGTTGGAGGTAATCCATTTACTGATAGACCTGTTGGTGAGGTAGTTTTTGATATAGCACTTGATGCACTTTTTCTTTGGAGAGGTTTACCTCCTAAACAGCGTGATAGTTTAATTAAAGTACTCGAAGACCCAAATGTAAGTAAAGAAACTAAACAAACTCTTGCACAACAAATAAAAACAAGATTGAATAAAGCAAAAGAAGAAGGTACATTTAAAGAACAACTTAATAAAGAGGTAGATAAGTACGCAAGAGGAGAAAAGAAAGATGAGTCTGTAAAAGAAACAGTAGAGAAAAAGTTTGAAGATAAGGTAGCTGAAGAGTCTAAGGATTTACCAGTAGAAGTAGAGAAGGTAGAGAAAGTTGAGAGTACTGGTAAAAAGACTACCAAAACCAAACTTCCAAAGTCTACTACAGACTACATAGACAAGAAAGTAAAAGAACTCGGAAGTATTACAGCAGTTAAAACAGTTTACACCGGAGAGAAGAGTGATGTAAATGTCTATGCGAGAGAAAAAGCAGAAGAACTCTTTGGCGGAGATGCAGGTGTGGATGCTGTAAGGCCTGTGGAGAAAGTAAAGAAGAAAGCTGAGGATAAGTTTAAAATTCAGGGAAAAGGATTTGATACACAGAAAGGTAAGGTAATTCCGTACCCAAAACTTAAAAAAGGTAAAGGAGTTCCTTGGTATGTAAAAAAGGCAGTAGAAAAAGCAGCTATGAAAGCTGGGTTGGATGTTTCAGGATTTAAGGTTTTCGAGCAAGATGGTGGTTGGGTTTTTCAGCAGAAAAGAAGTAAGTGGGATGGAGCTAAAGAGTTTGAAGAAAGAGTAGAAAGTCTTGATACTAGAATTAATTCAATAGCAGATGAGTATAGTAGTCTTATTGATTCACAAAAAGGTAAAGATGGAAAAGTAAGAGGTAGTGCTCTTGATGTACATATAACAGAAGTAAGTGATATTATAGTTAAAAACGGTACTAATAAATATAAAGTTACTATTCTTGAAAATGCAAATGGAGTTAGAATAGGAAAAGGCGATAAACAACTGTTCACAGTTAAAGGTCCTGGAATACCAGAAGCTGGTGTATTCGTTAAAAAGAGTGATTTAGCTAATTATGGATTAAATATACCAGATGTACCAAAAGCTAAGATTACAGTACGTGAAGGGTTAGATACAAGACCTATAATAATGAGTGAACCTGGGTGGGATAAAGATGTTATAGATATTACACCTACTAAAGAGGTAGAAAAAGAGGGAGAGAAAGGCGAGCTTAAGTCTTTTAATGTAGAGAAAGAGTTTGGTTCAAGTAAGGGTTTAAGTAAAACTGAAGAGAGTAAAATAGTAGAAGACTATGTGGATAAGAAATACGGGAGAAGAAGTACAGATGTAGAGAAACCTGTTCTTGTTGGAAGACCTGGATTTAAAAAGGGAGCGAAAATTTCTTGGAGATTAGAAAGAGCAGTTGATAAAGCTTTAATAACAAACCAAGAAAAAACTGGAACTGTATGGGAAAAAGTGCCGATTAAAGGAAATAAGTGGTTGATTCAAGATACTGGGAAGAGAGTCACGTTTAAAGAAAGGTCAAAAATTGACCCTGTGGCTGGGAAGGAAAAGAAGAGTAAGAAAAAGAAAGAAAAGATTAAATGGTTTAAAGATGATGCTGGCGTATCTGCTGCAGAAGCAAAAGAGTGGCAAGCAAAAGTTGATAAAGTAAAAGTACAACTTGAAGGTGACGGGATTCCTGTACAAGGAAGGAATACTCCGGTTGATAGAGAAACTAGACTAGCTGAAAGAAGAGAGAAAAGAAGAAAGAAAAAACAAGCAGAGCCTAAACTTGAACCCAAGCAAAGTAAAGAAGAGATGCTTTCAAAGATAGGAAAATTCTTCAAAGATGACCCGAAGTCTAAGGGAGGTGTTACTCTGAACTCAGGTGTTAATCCAATAGAGCTTGTAAGGGAAGTTAGAAAGCTTGGGGAAAGTCTTTACATTGGAGGAAAACAAAAGTATTTCGACTGGCAGAGTAAGGTAAAAAAGAGTCTTGGGAAATACTGGGAGAAGGTGAAAAGCTATCTTCCTGAAATTTGGAAAAGCCTGAAAAGAAATGTAAAAACTCTTCTTGACCCTATAAGAAATCAAAGAGGTTCTGTTCCAATTCCAACTCTGCAGAAGTTGTTTGGTAAAGCTCCAACAGGAGCACGTCTTTATAAGAAGTTGAGAGATGAAGGAGTGAATAAGAATGACTTGATGTTGAGTGGACTTGGTGGGTATTTAAAGTCAACTGGACAGAAGCAAATTGAGTGGGGAGAGTTTAAGAAAATCATAGATGAAGGTGGGCTTGGAATTAAAAGGAGTGAACTGAAAGTTGATAGAGTTGAGCAGAATAAATTAATTAAAAGAAGAACTCAGATAGCAGAACGTTATCCGATGGAGGGGAATAGGCCTGCGGAGTTACAAGAAGAGTTTACTAGATTAGGTGAAGAGTTAAATATGATTAGTGACCTTACTCCTAAGTACGGACCAAATACTCATCCGGAGCAAACTCTTCCAGGATTTGTAGAAGGGAGTTACAGAGAGAGGCTTTATAAATATGACCCAACTGATAATGTTAAACAAGCAGATTTACATAAAGAAGCTACTCAACTGTTTAACATTTTTAAAGAAAGTAAAGATTACGATGCTGTAGATGCTCTTAGTGACCTTCAAAATAATAACATCAGTTATGGATACGATAGACTACCAAAGAAGTCAAAAGAAATTATTGATAAAATTATGGTACTTAATCAACAAATTAGAAATAAGAATGTATCTTTTAAAGAAGCTCATGGGTATCCAGATGATACAATGGCTCATGCAAGGATTACTGATAGGGTGGTGCAGGTTCCAACAACTAAGCAATTACCAAAAACTTATAATGTTGAATTTGTAACTAACTCAAAACAAAGAATTAAAGAGTTACAAAAACAATTAAAGACTGAACCATTTAGTGAAGAATCGATAGCAGGCACAAAACAATTACTAGCTTACGAAAAAGATTTACTTACTAGAACAGAAAAAGTTATTAAAGAAAGTCCTTTTGAAACTAAAAAAGCAACAACTGAGCATCTTAATGAAGCACAGAGTGATTGGCATAAGAGAGGAGCGAGTGAGGGGTATCAAGATTTAGTAAAACTTGAACAAGTCCAGAAAGAATTAAAAAGACTTGATGAAAAACAAGAATTAAGATTAAAAGATTTTATGGAAAGTAATGATTTTTTAGAGCTTGGTCTTATTGATAAAGTTGATGCTGTAACTTATTTATCTCAACATAATAAAGCGTTTAAAAAAGATTGGGATAAACATTCTCAGTTAATTTCTAAAGAGGGAGAACTTAAATACGGAGTCCCCAACGCACCCTTTAAAAAGACCTGGCATGAAATGATAATGAGGGATGTTATTACTAGTGCAATTAAAAGCGGGAAAGATGGAGTTAG